GAGCCGTGCATGATAAAAAGCATTGGTCAATCGTCATACAACCATTCATTGTTACTGGTAGTATGATACTTTGTAGAGCAGAACACTGATAAAAAGTAGATGATAAAGATGTGCCGTTCCAAGTTGAAGGCATTTTCACATATTCTAAATTAGTATATGCTCCAGTAGTGTTTGCTCCATACTTACCAGCCCAGTTTACACTTAGACCGATAGTATCACCATGGTATATCTCCAATAAACCAGATGATAAGTAGTTTGAACTAAAAAGATTTACAGGTGGAACAAGGTTACAAGTGAACAAGCTGACCGTTGGATCTACCGTGACCGTTATAATCCAAGTGTTATATCCTCTTGAACAGGTAGCACCACCAGTTGTATAGTTATGACTTGTGGTAGTTGTTGTTGTGCTTACTTGATCTGATGTTCCATCACCCCAATCAATATAAACAGAGTATGTTCCGCCTGTTCTTGAGAATATGGTGTTTATTGAGTATGATGAAGCAGTTCCAGATGATTGAGTACCTATATCACTTACAAGAAACTGAATCTTGTTTGTATCATCTATAATAGTAGGCCAGTCAACAGGTCTTGTCCATCCTGTTGGAGTAGTTATAGGTTTTTTTGATATGTTTGATACTTGTCCTGGTGTTATGAAAGCCATAGTTTATTAAAATATTTGTATATCACCTGTTATTGTACTAAGAGGTAAGTAGTAAGAATAAAATATAGAATATGAAGCGGTAACATAGTTATATGGTAGAAGTCTAGAGTTTACACACTCTAAGTAACTATCATTATATGGTACAAAATTGACTATACTTTGAGTTCCTATATTCGCATTTGAAAAGGTATAACCATAGTATGAACCAGTCGCGAACCATCCACCAGTTGTAAGTGATTGACTAGTCAAAAAAATCTTTGTTGATGAACCACCACCTGAGACACCTGATGTACCTGATGAACCATTTGAACCAGTAGCTCCTGTTATAGATATACCAGAAGATCCAGAAGTTCCTGATGAACCTGAGGTACCACTTGAACCACCTGCTCCTGATGCGGTAGCTACTATCTGACCATTTGAATCAACAGCGATGACTGAGTTTGATAATTGCGGTAAGATTATACCAGAAGAGTTGAAAACTGCTGCGGTTAGTCCAGAAGCATAGATTGTAGATGTTGATGAAGTCAACTCTATACCCTTTGAAGCAAAAGCGGCGCCAGACCATCTGTCTAATCTAAAAGTTGTTCCATCAGACGCTATACCTAATTTCCATCTACCCTCACCACCTGATGTAGCGAGAGCATAATGATAATAAACATCATTTGATGCTGTTGCGTGACCCCTGTTTTGTTGTATATCACTTTCATTTGATAAAAAGTTTGAATAAAGTGATCCATTAGAAACAACGCCTATTCTACCAGAACCAACTCTGTATAAACCAGTATCTGTATCAGATATAAATGTTATAGATGGAACAGATACTGAGCCGTCTCTAAATTGAGCCTGTGCTTGATTCAACCTTAATATCTCTGTTGAATTAACAACCAACCCCATATTATTTGTTCCTTGTCTGTATAGACCCATTGTTTGGTCTGTTGTGAAAGATACAGAAGGAGTAGTGGTTGAACCATCTCTAAGTAAGATTGAATATGTTCCAGCACTATTTCCTAATGATAATGTCTGCTCAAGTGTTTGACTTGGTGATGATCCTGATGAACCATCTGTACCAGAAGTACCATTTATACCTGATGAACCATCTGTACCTGAAGTACCATTTATACCTGATGAACCAGACACACCACTTGAACCAGAAGTACCATCTGTAGCAGAAGTACCAGATGAACCAGATGAACCAGAAGTACCATTTACACCAGATGAACCAGAAGTACCAGACACACCAGATGAACCAGATGAACCAGAAGTACCATCTGTACCTGAGGTACCATTTATACCTGAAGTACCGGATGAACCAGATGAACCTGCTTGACCAACAGCTCCTGCTAAATTAACCTGCCAGGTGTTGTATGTTCCTGATCCAGTTTTATTTTTTATATCATAAACTAATAATCCAGTTGCTCCATCATAAGTAACAACTTCTGCGTGAAAATGATTGCTTAAGTCGTGAGCTATAATTATACTTTGAGCTATAGAGTAGTCTAGGTTTAGGTCATTTGTGATTAAAGATTGAGTACCATTACTAGCGATAGTCAAGTTTGTGTTTGAAGTTGTTGAGTAAACATCACCATCTATACCAGAGGTACCATTTATACCAGAAGAACCAGACACACCACTTGAACCAGAACTTCCAGAACTACCACTTAAACCAGAGCTACCTGATGTTCCATTTTGACCATTTGTACCGTTTAGACCAGAACTACCAGAGGTTCCGTTTTGACCTGAAGTTCCAGAAGTACCGTTTGTACCACCACCTCCACCACCACTGGGACCAGTAGCGCCTCTTTCACCAGCATCACCTTTGAGACCAACGGGTCCTATAGTACCAGGTACACCAGGAAAACCTCTATCTCCTTTATCACCTTTAGCGCCTCTTTGACCAGAGGGACCTTGTGAACCAGTATCACCCTTATCACCTTTTAATCCAGTATCACCTTTTAGACCAGTATCACCTTTATCACCTTTATCTCCTTTGGGTCCAGTAAGACCTATCTTACCTTCTCTACCATCCTTACCATCTTTACCGTTGATTCCAGATGTACCAGATGAACCATCTAATCCATCTTTACCAGCTTCACCAGAAAGAAGTTTTCTTACGGTGTCAGCTAACTCACCATCACCAGCAGCAAGATGAATCTCATCGGATACTGGTACCTTCTTATATCTACCATCAGGTAGTTTTATATATCTATAGTTATCTTGGTTCATACTTTTTATATTCTTTTTAATGAGTTTTGTTTTTAATCTATCGGTGGAGGAGCAGGATATATAGGTTTTTGAGATGGATCACCACCGGGTCCGAATATAACAGAGTGAAAACCTTTCTTATATTGAATATGTATATTCCAGTCTAAGACCTGTGATGTTTGACCTACACATCTCACACCGATAGATTGTGAACCTATTATAAAAAACCTTGCTGATACCGTAGAAAAATCTGTTTTCTCATCATATGTTATTGTTGAACCTATCATTGATATAGAAGTACCATTGTGTCTATAACCACCAAATGAATCCATAAGATATCCTTTTGAAGCGTCAATATTAAGCGCGGTTACTTCTGTGTTGATCATAACCGTTTCACCTTCATTAAGAGGAGAGATATCAAACTCATGTGTAGCGGCACCGGACATAGTAAATGATATAAACCCATCATAAGACGCTGCTTGTAAGTCAGGAGCTGCTGTAGCTCCAATAAAAGTATAGTAGTATCTTGAACCAGCTGCTTCCGTATAGTAGTAGTTTACTACACCAGATTGAGTAGCAGCGATAGTCATCCTGGTCTTGTTATATGGTATATTTTTGAATAGTAGTAACTGATTAGCCATTATCTAGATTTTTTATTTAGCTCTTTTAGTTCTTTTGTAAGCTCATTTAGTGCTTGTTTCAACTCATCAAACTTATCTGTGAGTGTAGCGTGTTTGTTCATATGGTCATTTTGTAAGATATCCAACTTGTTCTTTGTTTCATATCCTAAAAGTTTTACGGATTTTAAGTCATCCATTGTTTGTTTTAGAAACCAACCTATGATTGATAGCATTATACCTCCTATAGCTACTAAAAGTTCATAAACCATATTAAGATAAATATTTTTTTAAGAACCTAAGCTCTTCATAAGTCAAGTCTTTTAAACCATCTTCTAAGTAGATATCAGAATCATATTGTCTTGTAGCTGGATACATATCATCTGAAGCAGCGTCATAAAGAGGAAACTCAGTAGTGTTAGCACAGATATAATTTACAGCTCTTGTGTTCCAAAACTCACCAAGGTTCTTCATCTCTTCTCTAAGATATTTTAGTTCTGTGAGGTCAGCATTTTGTGTGTTATCACTCGCTTGTTTTACTACACCAGCGTTTCTCATCTTTAAGTATAAATGAGGTAAAGCCATATAACAGGTAAAATAACAAAGAGCTTTAGAACAAATATCAACAAGCTCCATCTCATAAGATGAATATGTTGTACCTGTATAAAGTTTATCTACAAGGTCAATGTATAATGGTGTTCCAAGTACATCTTGTGTATAGATGTCCTGTGCGTTCTCAACAAATGGATATATCTCATCTACATCTATAGACTTACCAAGTGGTGAATATGTTTTTAGATAGTTATCATCTATGAAAATTGCTTTGCTCATCTTCTTATTGTACTATTTGTATCGGAGTAAGTTCTTCTACTGAAACTCTGTTTACCCCGTTGAATATCAGAACTTCTTTGAAAGCGTCTAGAACTATCTTTCTCTCTGGTTTGATAACCATAGTGTTGAATATATTCCAAGCTTGTAAAAGGTCTGTTGAACCACCTAATCTACCTGGTGTAGGTATACCTAAAAGTTCTGGTTGTGCTCTATGACCAGATATAATCTGTTGAACTATTTGGTCTGCTACCTGTAGTAGTCTCTGGTCAATATTTGTAGCGTCTATAGTTGATACATCAGGTGCTAGCTCTTTACCATCAGCATAAAATATGAGAGCTTTACCAGCGTTTTTAGTACCTCCGTGTTGTTTCTTTATAGCCTCAGCGTTCATCCTTCTTTCTTCAGGTGTAGGTTTTTTATAAAACTTAAACACTATAGATGGTGAGAATCCGTTTTCAATAGCAGATAGGTTATAGTCAGCCATGAGACCATCAGCCTTTACCCACTTAAGAGCGCTGAAGTAGTTTGGTAGAGCGTAGTAGTCCATATTGTTATCATCATACTTGATAAAAACAAGTTGACGTAACTCTTTACCATTTGGGTTCCAAGCTTCAATCTTTCTTGGTGGGTTTTGTTTAATATTTGACCAGTTTGATGAGTAGTAGTAGGATTCAACTTGGTCTAGGTTGTTTTTCTTACCTACAGCAAGTCTTGAAGCGTCAATCCAGTTGATGTCTGCTATTCTCGTCTTATCCATAGAGTAGATGACCTCAAACGCTGAGTAACCAAAAGTTTGTTGGTCTCTTGTAACCATCCAGAAAACTCTATCAAGCTTTCTCCAAAATGGTACAAGTCTCCAGTTGTTTACAATAAAACTATCTGAGAGGTCTCTTGTATCATCAAACAATAATCCGTTACCAGCTATAAGAGAAGTCTTACCTTCAATGATAGCGTCATGTATAGCTGATGAGTTTTTATACTCTAATAAGTCTTTTGGAAACGAGTTATTGTTACCGAATAAAACCCAGTCTGTATCTTTTTGTTCTTTTGGTGTTGGTAGTTCTATACCTCTTAGGAGTATAGATTCTATAGAACCTTCTTCAAAGTTCCTTGGTGTAGGTAAGTTGATAGGTGTTTGTTTTGAGAAAAAGTCTAGTAAGCTCATTTATCTTCGTAGAACAACTTTATTTTTTTCAGGTCTATCAAGAGTGTTCCAAATCTTGACTTCTTCTACAAGCGCCTTACCCGTTTCAAGCGTTGTTGTACCAGCTAATATTGAGAAACTCCACATACCAGGGCTCAAATCAAGTTTACCTATAGAGAAGTTCTCAGGTTTACCAACAACTAAGCTAAATCTTGACCACTTGTTATCAGGCTGTAAATCTGTTGGATAGAAAGATTTAGTAGCACCAGATACATCATTGGTAAGTGTCATAGCAAAAGAAGCTGTTGAACCATAAGTCATAGACTCTCTTAAAGAAAACCAGTAAGATTGTGTTATACCAGGTGTAAAGTATATCATAATAAGCTTTTCTTTTCTATGTAGTATAAAAGTAGTTTTGTTTTTAATAAAAAAAGAAACCCAAGGAAGCACTGAAGCTTTACCTTGGGTTTATTGTTTATGAAACAGCCTTTATAAGGCTTCTAGATTAAAGTAATCCAGGGATGATAGCTGAATCTACAGCTGGTGAGCGTTCAATCTCAAAACCTTTAAGTGTCAAGACATAATTTGAACCGTCAGCCTTAGCAGTACCAGAAGTAGATGTTGATTCAGATAAGTACATACCTTCAACTTCACCTGGGTACCAGTAGATACCGTTAGCATCTTTAAATATAACAGCTAAATCTCTTTGTGTTAAAAGAGCTAAAGTGTTTCTCTTTGCTACATCTCTTTTAGGGATTGTGATAGAAAGAGTTTGTTCGAACACAGCTGAACCTGCTTCTACTGATTTCACTAAATCTTCTGTGAAAGTAGCAGAGTTTCTGTTGAACTCGAACTCATAGAAAGAAGTCATAGCAGCTAAACCAATAACTGATACCGTTCCTCCTGATTGTGTGATTCCAGTGACATTAGCTAAATCTGTAAGATATACTTTGGTGATACCACCAACGTTATTCTCACACCCTTTAGATAAACCACCTGAAAATGATATACAACTCATATTTTTTGTTTATTTTTTTTATCCTAAAGGATTATGCGTATAAAACTATCTCAGTACCATATAAGTAATCAACACCAAACTTCAATGAAGTAGCGAATCTTTCTGTTTTAGCACCAGAGATGTTTCTTTGTGGTATGATAATGATATCATCCCAATCTGAAGTCAAGTCAGTCAAGAAGAACACTTTATCAGAGTTGAAAGCGATCATTTGTTTGTCAGTCAAAGCTGAAGTAGGGATAAGTCTAAAACCTAAGTAGTTTAATTCTTTATCACCAACCATGAATAAACCACCAGTTGTAGCAGCTTGTGCTTGTTTGTAAGCGAATGCGATAGCTTGAGAAACAAAGATTTTGAAGTTTGTTTGAGCTCTTACTTCAGCAGGTACAGCAGCTAATAATCTGTTTAATTCTCCAATCACGTTTGAAGAAGAGATAGTAGAAGCAGTAGCAGATACGTCAATAACGTCACCATCAGCTTGTAGTTTTTTAATCAAACCATCACATAAAGAGTATGGGTAAGATGAAGTAGCAGAGTTTCCTTGGAAAAGAACTTTCTCCATATCAGCTGATACTTTTTCAGCTACGTAGTTTACTACGAAGTCTGCGTATGAAGTAGGTACAACCTCTTCACCATTTGAACCAGCTCTTAATTGTAAAGATAAGTAGTTCGCTTCGAAAGTGTTTACACAATATTCTAAGTTTACTTTTACTGGGCAAACTTCCATTGTTTTTTGATTTAAAGTACCTTCTCCTGTAGCAGAGAAAGAACAATCGTCATCTTGTAAGATGTTACCTAAATCTGAATAAGCTAATTTGATTTTGCTTTTCACATTCGGGATTAAAGTAAGTTCGTTCTTAGCGATTCCTGAAGTTAGTACCTTCTTGAAAAAGCCTTCAGCATCCTTACCATAAAAAGTAGTGTTATCGGTTAAAGCCATTTTGTTTTTTTATTTTTTTTAGAACCTTTTCAAGCCCTTCTATATTATATGTTTATTTTACTGATTCTGTTTAGATTTTAGCAAAGTCCATAATCCTTTGATAGTCTTTATTAAATCTATCATCAAGTTTTACTTCTTTCTTATCAGATTTTACTGAACCTAAAGCTGGAGTTGTTGAGAACTTCTCTTCAACCTCTTTTTTATACTCAGTCATTTGTTTGTCTTTTTGACCAATAAGTTCTTTCATCTTAGATATCTCATCCATTAAGTCAGAGAATCTAGCGTCAATCATAGCTGATACTTCAGACATAGAGATTGGTTTTGATTCAGTAGCAGCTGGGTCAACAGCTAAGTCTTCAGCGTCTTCTTCAATAGCTGATACAGCTATCTCAGTAACAACACCATCTTTAGTAGTTACGATAGTTCCATCTTCTAAAACGTGGTCAGCATCAGGTGCTGGTTGTGTAAGTGCTTCATCCATGAAAATAGCAGTACCCATACCGAAGTCACCATCCCAATAAACGGTTATACCATCTTTTAGCATAGCAGTTCCTAGTTTAATTTGTTTTTCCATTTTTTGTTCTTTATTTTTTAGTTGTAGTTCAAGGTCAGCTAATATCTCAACTGAAAAGCCTTTTACTTCATTTGTCTTTACTTTATCAATCCAGAAGTTTTCATCTTTTACTTTTACAGCACCAAACCAAGAGCCTTCAGGTAGTTCAAATCCAAAGTTCATAGACTTATCATTTGTACCTTCTATAATCCAGTTTTCAGATACAAAGGCTTCAACCTTTTCATCTGTATGTTGAAAGTTTATGTTCTTACTATTTAAATCTTCATTAAACTTCTCAGCTATTATAGATATCTGTTCTTTAGAAAATCTTACATAGTACTCACCAATCTTTTCATCAAATCTGTAAATAAGCATGTTCGGTATAAGAAAGGGTCCGTATAACATCTGTTTATCTTTGTTAGCCTTAAAACTCAATGACTGAGCTTTTGCTAGTTTAATCCAATCTACTCCAATCGCTGGTACGTCAACTAAACTTATGAATCCAACGCCTTGGTTGTCATCTGTAAGAACTATGTCGTATATAGGTAGTCTTTTATCCATACTTTATATGTTTATTTTTCTCAATCTGTTTAGATTGTAGCATTTGACTCAGCAACATAAACTCTTCTTTGAGCACTTGTTATATCAGATTCAACAACATATACTCTTCCACCACCACCTCCAGCGGTACCAAGTGATGTTGAG